TCTGGTTCATCAAGTTATAAATCTCCGTCATCAAAAAAATCCAAATCTAAATCAAAAACAAAGTCTGACGCTGCCGAGGTGTTTGATTTTATTGAGATTAAACTTAATAATCTTGCAGACAAGGCTTCAAAAGCAAAGGATAGGATTGATGATCTTCTGTCGTTTGGTAGTAAAAAAAATCAAACCAAAAAAGCAATCGAGGCTACAACAAAGGCTATTACCGCACAGGAAAAAGCATACAAAAAATATATGTCTTATGCTGATAAAGCTGCGAAAACACAGAACAGTAAAAAGACAACTTCTTCATCCTCGTCTTCTTCAGGTGGAAATGCTTTGTATGATGAGGCTACAAATTATCTTGGATTGAAATATGTTTGGGGTGGCGCAAGTCTTACAAAAGGTGCGGATTGTTCTGGATTTACACAGCAGATTTACAAGAAGTTTGGTGTGAGTTTACCACATCATGCGGCTGACCAGGCTAAAATGGGAACAAAGATCACTTCAAAAAGTGATTTACAGGCTGGTGACTTAGTATTCTTTGGAAGCAAGAACAACATCACACATGTAGGTATTTATGGTGGAGACGGTAAGTTTATTGAATCCCCTCATACTGGTGCATCTGTAAGGGTTTCTAAGCTTTCATCTCGTAAGGATTTTGTATCTGGTTCACGTTTTAGTGGAATAAGTGGTTCTACAAAGACAAGCGGAAAGAATGTAAAAAAGATCAAAGGTGTATCGTCCAAGACACTTGAACATTATAAGAAACTTATTCGTGAAGGAACACTTGGTTCAGATGGTATCGCTTCTATTAAGAATGAAAACCTGAAAAATGCATTAAAGGATTATCAGACCTATTACGAAAAAGCAAAAGCTTGCAAGGAACAGGTTGCCAGTCTTACGGATCAGTTAAAGGATTTATATGAGACTTTAGCGAACAACCCGATTGACAGTGCTTCTGATAAGATTGAAAAACTTGGAACAAAGATGGATATTCTGAATGCCAAGGTAGGTAATCTTACATTTGATCCAACAAAGAAAATCGGCACGTCTGACATTGATGGTCTATATAAACAGATTATTAAAAACTACAATAGCCAGTTATCAGCTTCAAAAACTGCTTATACTGGTGCAACAAAGAGTTATAACTCCAATAAGAGTTCTCTTACAAAGTCTCTTAAAAAAACAAAAGCTAAAAACATTGGTCTTACTCAAAAGGAATTTAATTCTATTAAGAGTAATTTAAAATCCAATAAGTCAATTTCGTATAATCTTATTAATAAGATTGAAAATGACACTCTTAGAGAAAAGTGCATAGCACATAATGAATATCTTCTTGCAAAGAATACCGCAACTGATAATTATAATCAGGCTAAAGAGGATCATACCTCTAATGTACGTCAGGCTAGGAAAGATCGCTTTGATAAGGTGCAGGAACGGTACGACAATAAAACTGGGCTGATTGAGCAGAGAAAGAACGCTGTATCCAATTCTCTTAATATAGCTGAAGCACAAGGTCAGTTGATTGGTGAGGCTTACTATACACGTCAGGCAAATGCCGTAAAATCTGACATAAAGCTTAAACAAGAAGAAGCTGGAAAACTTGCAAAGAAATTATCTACGATTAAGTTTGGCAGCAATGAATGGTATGAAGCGCAAGAAGCTTTAAATGGTGTCTATGAAGCTATTCAACAAGACGAACAGGAACTTGCTGAATTTCAAAAGTCTATTAATCAGTTGAAGTTTGACCGTTTTGATGAATTACTTAATAAACTTGGAGACATCACAGACGAGACAGATTTCTTAATTGACATGCTTGATTCTGACAATCTGTTTGACAGTGATACAGGAATGATTACGCAGGATGGTATTACTGCTATAGGGCTGACTGCACAGAATTATGATACATATCTTGCTGAGGCTCAGAAGTACAAAGATGCTATTGCTGATTTGAATGAGATGTATAAGAATGGCGAGATTAGTCTTACTGACTACAATTCGCAGTTAAGAACTTATCAGCAAGGTCAGCGTGATTCTATTAAGTCTGCAAATGAAGCAAAGAAGTCATTAGTTGCCTATGTAAAGCAAGGACTCGATGCGCAGAACGATGCTCTTTCTGATGCTATTGATAAGAAGAAAAAATTATTAGAAACTGAGAAGGATTTGCATGATTTTCAGTCAAAGATCGCTGATCAAAATAAGAATATCGCTAAAATTGAAAAACAAATTGCGGCACTGGAATCTGATGACTCTGAAGAGAATCGTAAAAAGTTGCAACAGCTCAAATCTAACCTTCAGGATGCACAGAAAGATAGAGAGGATACATTGTATGATCGCTCTATTTCCGACCAAGAGGATTCCCTCGATAAAATGCTTGAAAATAGCAAAAAGCAAGCAGAGGATTATTTAAAGGATACCAATAAAGTATTCTCCGATGCTCTCACATATGTAAATGCAAATTCTTCACAGGTTGCATCTAATATTGAGAAAATTGCAAAGGATACTGGATATGATATATCTTCGTACATTGTGAATGCTTGGGAAAAGGGTGGATCTGCTGTAGGTGATTATGCAAGTACATTATCTTCTAACATTCCAAATATTACCGCACAGCTTGGATTGATTGCATCTTCATGGCAATCTATTTGTGATGCTGCTGACAGAGCCGCTGAAGCAAGTGCCAAGTATGCAGAAACAAAAGTTACAGACACACAAGGTATTGGATCATCCAACGATTCAGGAACTTCAAGCGGAAACGGTTCTGGTTCTTCTGGTAATAACAATGCTGATAAACAACAAGAGTTGAATAAACTCAGAAAGAAAGCAAGTGATATTACAGAATGGATATCTAAGCATTCAGTATCGGCAACACACAAGAAATCGTATTACGGTGCTCTTAATCAGTATCTTTATGATAAACAGCATGGACAAGTTCTGAGTAAGGCTGATGAAGTTGCCCTTGCGAAGAAACTTGGTGTATCTGTAAAAAGTGATTTGTCTGGTAAGAATGATAGAGAAAAAATTACTTCAGCTCTCAAGAAACTTATAAAAGACGCTTCGTTCTCAACTGGCGGTGTGATTAAGGATCTTGTTAAACTTTCTGGGGAAGATGGTATTAGTTTCTTACAACGTGGCAAAGCTGTTCTTTCTAAGGAACAGACACAAGCATTGTTGAATTTTAAGCCTGTTATTCCACAGATTGACTCTATCATTGGCAATCTGAAGAACATTCCTATTGAGAAAATTTCATCCCAATCTCCTACTTATCAAATTGATAATAGAACCATTGTTGAAGGCGTTGCCACCGATCAGATTGTTAAACAGATGGAAGGTGTTGCTCAAAAACAGGCTGAAAATGTTGTAAGAAAGATCAACCAAGCTACTTATGCTAAAGGTACAAGACCTAGATAAAAATATGGAGAGGTGAAATATCCTCTCCTTTTTGATTGGAGGAAATATATGTCAGAAGTGACTAATGAAAGAAAAGTAAACATTCTTGAAAAACTGCTTCTTGAACGTGATGAACAGATTCGGAAGTTGCAGGAAGAGAACGCAGAATTAGAGAAAGAAATTGAAAGTTTTGGAAGTGATATTCAGGAATTACAGGATATTATTTCTGAGACACAAAAGTTAAATAGAGAGTTTTCTGGCACAAACAGAGAAATGAAAAAACTAAAAAAGAAATATGAAAAAGAAATGAAGAAAATGATGTAAAAAGAAAGGAGGTTACCATGACAATTCAAACTCGTGGTTTTACTTTTGATAGCATAACCTCCGATGAGCTTGGACTTATGGTGTGTGAATTCAATGGGAATACCTCATCTGAAACATCTGGTGGAAATATTGAATTTACCTTGATATCTGCTCCTATCAGAAATAGATGGTACAAAAGTGGAAATGCAAACTATTCAGAAGCGATTAAGTTTGAATTTCAAGTTATGAAACAGAATTTTGAGCCAATTGATTCATATGAATATTCTACTTAGATTATTACAAAGAAAAGATGATTACAAAGAATTTACAATCACAAAGTCTGATTATGATACAGTACATTTTTATGTGCAATTAAATATTTCACCGATTCAAGTCGGTGGCGATATTATGGGGCTTAATATTACAGGCACTACAGATTCTCCGTATGCTTATGGACAAATGATTACAAAGAAAATTTCTACTAAAAATGGTATTGGTATGTTAAAGTTCGCAGATATGAGTGATGAAATTGGTTATATTTATCCTGATGTTGAAATTGACGTTTCCAGTGCTTGCAATCTTAAAATTGTCAATGAAACATCGGGTGAAATTTTCAAGCTGAATAATTGCATCAATAATGAAGTTATAAAAATTGATGGAACAATCTTAGAAATCACTTCTACAGCTATATCCCATAAAATCTACAATGATACCAACTACAAGTTTCCACGTATTGTAAACGACTTAAATAAAAGGACAAATATATTTAAAATCGAGGGTAATTGCACCCTTACGATGAAATATAGACCAATAAGGAAGGCGGTGATCTGATGGCAGTTCAATCAATTAATTTATCAGTTGATTTTTTAAACAATCTTGAAAAACCAATTATTTACATTGCTAAAAAGGATAAGACTTTCCTTGGCGCAGTAAGTATCTACGATGATTTATCTCTTACTTTTAATCTAAATGCTTATCAGACTGCTTCTTTTAAAATCTATAGAGACATCAATGGCAAGAAATATGAACATTATGACGATTTTCAAGAAGACCGTTTAATTATGATTCAAGGTATTAGTTGGTATAAAATTCATGTGGAGACTAATATTGAGAATACAGGGATCTCAAAAAGTATTACAGCAAATTCATTAGAGTGTACATTGTGTAACAAGCGACTCATTGATTTTGAATGTAATACGGGCGAGATTCTATATGATGATTATGTGAAAACTATCTTCTACGATCCTGCCAACCCAAAGGGAAGTCTGTTGAATCGAGTATTAAATGTTGCTCCGAGTTGGTCAGTTGGTCATGTAGATGCAACTCTTGCGAATAAACAGAGAAGTTTTGACGAGGACGATGTGGATGTATATTCATTCTTGACTGGTGATGTATCAGAAGCATTTAATTGCTTGTTTATTTTTGATACATTCAATATGACTGTAAATGCATATGACTTAGACAATTATGGTGATGATACTAATATATACGTTTCTATGGATAACTTGGCTCAGTCAATGACAGAAACTATTGATGAAAATAGTATTATCACATGCTACCGTGTAAATGGCGGTGATGGAATTTATATCAATGAAGTCAATCCAAATAGCACAAATAAAATTTACAATTTTGAGTATTATTTGCCTGAAATGGAAGAATCTATCCAGAATAAGGTAAAAGCATATAATGAGAAATATCAGTCTTTGAAACCACAATATGAAGAAATTATGAAACGTCTTGGTGTTCAGATTGGCGTAATCCAGGATCTCGAAACACGATTACCTGATAGTTTGGATTCTAAGGATTGGACTAAATATGGATTAGAGTTTTTGGATTCTAAGGTTAAATCATTCAAGAATATAGATGAAGTTTATTGTGCCCAAGGCATGAACAAACCAGACTCTTTTAACTATAATCTATATCAACAGAACCTTGAAAATTTGAATAGTGTTACTGCCGAATACAACAAAAGAAAAACCGAGGTTGATTCTGCTACAGAAGTTTATAATTCTATTATCGCAGAAAGAAATGCTGTTCAATCTCAGTTAGATATGGATAAATGGTTTACTAAGGATGAATGGAAAACACTTGATTCTTATGTTGTAGAAGAAACATATAGTAATGATAACTATATCACCACAGATAATACAACAGACACAGAAAGATTTGATATTGAGCGACAGTTATTTGATGTTGCATGGAAAGATTTATCTAAGAAATGTAGACCACAATACCAATACTCTTCTACTCTTTCTAATGTTCTTACTATTCCGCAATTCAAAGGATTTCTGAAATATTTTCAACTTGGCAATTTTATTAGAATGTCTACTGATTACGACACTGTTATTAAACTGAGACTAATTAGCTTCACGGTCGATTATAATGATACAAGTAAAATTGATGTAACATTCTCAGATGCTATTCGAGTTCATGATATTTACGAAGACGCTTCTAGTATTCAATCACAAGTTAATTCAGCCGCAATGAGTTTTCAATTCAATAAAGATCAATATGATAAGTCATCTAAACAATCTAATTGGGTTTCTGAGATGAGAAAATATGGATTAGACGTTGCTACTGTTCAAATTCATAATGCTAAAAATCAGAGTCAAACTTGGGATCAAACAGGCATGTCATTCAAGATGTGGAATGAACAAAGAAATGATTTTGATCCAGAACAGATTAAGATTATCAACAATCTTTTATGCTTTAGTGATGATGGATTTAATACTGTAAAGACAGCAATTGGTAAAATTCCGATTGATAAAAATGGAAATTATGCATATGGACTAAATGCAGAAGTTATTTTCGGTAAAGCAATTTTTGGCGAAAATCTTACTATTCAGAATGATACAGCCAAGTTTTTATTTGATAAAAATGGATTCTCTGCTACAAGTGGAAATAATTCGGTAAGGATTAATCCTGATAAATCAGGCGAACTATTCTCTATCTGTAAAGGATCAAATAAGCAATTCTATGTTGATGCAGATGGTAATGTTCATTTCACAGGAGATTTAAGCGGTGCTACGGGTACATTTAGTGGTCTTGTTAGTGGCGGTAGTATCAATATTGGTAATGGGACATTTATTGTGGACAGTAATGGTAATATGACTGCTAATAGCGGTAAATTCGGTGGAACGTTGGACGGTGCTACGGGTACATTTAGTGGAGCTATATATGCTTCCAATGGAACTATTGGTGGTTGGACTATTGGCGCAAATTCATTATATAGTAATTATGTAAATACAACGGCTGGTATTTTAAGTACGTCACTTTCTCCTGCCGGGTTAACGTTTCAAAAACAAAATAATTTTACCTTTATACTCAATCCATTAAATATTGGATGGGATATGAATGGTGAAATTTGTTCGTTAATACAGCAAAAATCTATAACAACACCTTTTATGTCTGTGAATGATTTACAGTTTGTTAGAACTAACAATCCAAAAATTATTTGCGAGGCAGGTATATTAACGTTTGACACGGTTAATAATGTACATTTTTCTAAAACTCCATATGTGGACAATTATCAGTCTTATCTTGCTAGAGAGGAATGGTGCAATGACAAATTTGCATTAAAAAATCATCTACACCCAGGCTATTTAACTTCTAGCTCTTTAAATGGATATACGACTAATACACATCTTGAAAGTAGATTAGACGATGTAAAGAATTGGGTTAGAAATAACTTTAAAAGAAAATAATTGAAAGGAAAATAAAATGGAACAAAAACAGAATAATACACAACCACTAGAAGTTGTTTCTTATGAGAAAGATAAGATTCAGCTTCTTTTTAATATACTAAATTCCATGTCTTTTACAGGAGTTCAGCAAGCACAAGGAATTGCACAGATTAGTGTAATTTTAAATAATCCAATTAAGCCTATTGAGAAGGAGAACTCAGAAAACAATGAGGTGAAATAATGTCATGCGAAGTTTTTAATAATTCAGACTTTGGTATGATTGAAGGTTGTCAACAGACATTCGAGGTCGATTTATATGACATTTTAGATACAGAATATCATATAGCGGCTTCTTCTTGTGAATGGCGTTTAGCAAAGTACGGAGAAACAGAGGTTTTGGCAACTGAATCAACAACCAAAGGCACAATTAAAATTACAGATAATGTAATTCAAATCACTATCCCATCTTCTGACACGTTAAATCTATTTGGTAAATTTACACATCAACTGATTATAACAGATAGACTTGGGAATCGTTTCGTTGCCGATCTCGGCAAAATCTCAATAAAACCTATGATCAAATAAATAAGGAGGATTCGTAATGATTAATACATACGAGAAGAATCAGATTTTAACTAATATCTTTCGTAATGGCGAAAAGACAATTTATATCGGAGTAAGCAAGACAGCTCCTACAGAAGCGGGAACAAACTGTACAGAGCCTACTGCTCCTAGTTACAAGCGTTTCTCAGCTAAGTGTGATTCTACTAACTGGAGTGAACCAAACGAAGGTGCAATCTCAAACTCTGTAGTATTCCGTTTTGACGAGGCTGCTGAATCATGGACTACGGCTGCTTCCCCTGTTACACATTGGGTGATTTTTGATGCAGAGACAGGTGGAAATATGATGTTCTATGGAGAGTTAATGAGGGCACAGGAAATTCCGGCAGGTGCAGTTCTTGAAATTCCAACAGAAGGGTTAACTACTACTGTACTGAACGCATAAAAGAAAACGAGGTGAAGTATGCGAATAAACTATCACATTTTATCATCCAAGATTTCGGATAGACAAACATTTCGTGAGTATATTCATGGTGCTTCACGATATACTCAGCTTGTTAATACGAGTTTTATTAAAATTAAGAACTCTATTAAAACAGCATTAAAAGCAATATTAAAGCCACGCACAAATAACGTGGCTTTTAATAATTCAAAATTTCTAACAAGAGTCTTGTTTTTGTTCCATGCAAAATCAAGAAATGAGATTAAATTTGATGATGATTCAACATTTTTAATTCGTGAAAATGTCAAAAATAAAGAAGAAAACACAATAAAGATAGAGAATAAAAATACTTCCTCTATAGTTTCTGAAAGAATTGAGTCAAAAAACGATTCTGATATTGTTGTACAGAACAATAACTCTTCTCTTTCATTAAGCGAAAAACTGAAAATTGATAATAATGAGATTCAGCTTAAGAACAACGAAGTTCATACGCAGATAGACATTTTTAATGAATCAAATGAAGATAATAAAATCAATTTTACAAATGGGAAGGTCAATATGTCTGCTTCTTATTTGATACGATTAAAAATGATGAGTGGATCATTAAATAGTTATTATAATCAAACAATCTCAGAAACAGGTAGAAAGAAAATAATTTAAAAGGAGGAAATATATGTCAGAGATATTAAGTAACACTGGCGTTAAGTTGTGGGCTGAAACAGATTACAGCGAATTATGGTTGACTGTATTTGATCAACTTACAGGTCAAGGTGGTAAAAGCAATATTCGACTGATTGATGAGGCTATTGGCAAAATTAACGCCGCTCTTGACGGTTACAAATTTGAATTTTCCTCTGATGAGGATAGACTGTATATCTCTAAAGGAGATTCAAAGTTACCAGTTTCGTTAATTGATTCAAACGGTCACGTTGCATCAAAAGTTGACGGTACTACCATTACTATTGACGAAAGCGGTGTTGTAAAAGGAATTCCTGTAGATGATGCTTTATCAGAAGAATCAACAAATCCTTTACAGAATAAAGTGATTGCTGGCGAATTAAAAAGCATTAAATCTAAGATTGGAACAGATGAATCTGTAATAAAACAGAATACATCGAATATTACGAGCAATACGAAAAGAATTGAAGCTAATGAAACGGCGATTTCAACGCTTAATGGAACGGGAAATGGTTCGGTAAAAAAAGCAGTTTCGGATGGAATTGCAAAGGTTGTAGCTGGTGCACCTGAAGATTTTGATACATTAAAGGAAATGTCTGATTGGATTTCTACACATGAAACAAGTGCGTCTGCCATGAATAGTGCCATTAAGGATAATAAGAGTGCTATTACAGCATTACAGATTGGTAAAGCGGATAAGACGGAAATTCCAATAGTTCCAACAAATGTATCTGAGTTTACAAATGATGCAGGATATCTTACTGAACATCAAGATATCTCTAATCTTGTTGTAAAGGAAGAAGGTAAGGGATTATCTTCTAATGATTATACAAGCGAAGAAAAGACTAAGCTTGGTGGTGTTGGAACTTCGCAGGGAAGAAATATTATACCATATCCGTATTCTCAAACCACTAAAACTGTATATGGAGTAACATTTACAGATAATAAAGATGGTTCTATCGGTATTTCTGGAACGCAAGATGGTAGTACATCAAGACCTTATATGGGTGTTGGTATATGGTGGGGTACAGATAAAAAAGAGGGCAACATTAAAATTGATGTCAATACTTATTTTACTATTTCTGCTAATTGTAGCTCTGACAATGCAGGGATTCGCTATTACGTTTATGATGAAAGTGGTTCAAAATTAGCTGATAATATAGTTTATGGTACAGCGACAAAAACATTAAAATTTGATGTTGATACTTGGGTTGCTTTATGTATTGAAACTGTCGCTAATAGCGAAACTTATGATTGTATATGCAAACCTCAATTAGAGTTAGGTACTATTGCTCATGCTTATGAACCATCAATAGAGAGCAATGTAAATCTGAAAAAAGAAATTGACAAAACTTCGACTTTGCAAGGACAGAATCTAATACCTTATCCATATGACGGAACCGAAGGGAATACTAACGGTATCACTTGGACTGTAAACGATGACGGGTCTGTAACTGCTAATGGCACGGCTAGTAAAGAGGCACCGTATTCATTGATATATCCATATAATTTATCTACCATGAAATCGCTTCAGTTAGGAAATACCTATATTATTAGCGATGGGCTCACTGATGAACAGCATACAAACGTTGGCTATATGCAGCTTGTTCGTTATGATAAAAACAATCCTACCAATTGGAAGTACGGAGTTTCTTCAATGAAAGGAACTGAAATATATACAGCAAATGATGAGAATACTCTCCAGTATGGAATAAGGTTGATTATTCGAAACGGCGCAACTGCTAATAATATTACATTTAAGCCAATGCTTGAAGTAGGTACGATGTCGCATGAATATCAACCTACTACGATTAGCAATACTTCTTTAAATGAAAGATTATCAGATCAGCAAGGACAGAATCTAATACCTTATCCATATTATAGACCGGATAGTTATACGAATAACGGTATCACTTGGACAGTAAACGAAGATGGGTCTGTAACTGCTAACGGTACAGCTACGGCTACCGCGCACTATACTGTTTTTATAGGCAAGTTAGGATTAGAAATTGGAAAAAATTACGTGTTGACGATAACTACAGTCAAAGGGCAAGCGTCTTTATATTTAGCCAATAAAAACAAACAAAATATAAATACGGACATTGCTGCTTGCCGTACTGTTAATAATTCAACATTAAGTGTTATTTTTAAGTATTCGCAAACCGATGACTTTGATCGTGATGAACTTGGTTTATATATTGTAGCTGGTACTACTTTAACTAACTGTATTATAAAATTCCAGTTAGAACGTGGCACTATAAGACACGAATACCAGCCTACAACTCTTAGTAACCCTACGCTGAAAAAGGAGATCGGAAGCGCACTGCAACCGGAAAGTATCGTAAATAACCAGACAACGACTGTGGCGGGATTTGCACTGGACGCAAGGCAGGCGAACCCGAATATTGATGGATCGCTCGCAAAGCAGATAAGTGATTTAAACGGCAGTTTAGAGATGCAAGGAGAAAAGGGTTGTACACTGGTGAATGCAACTGGTAGTGCATCATATATCCGTAATGGGTTCATGGCACAGGTGATAATGGAAATAACACCAACCAAACTAGAAAATGGTGCAATTCTTTTGAAAGGATTGCCAATACCACAAAAGTATATATATATGACGCTACCAGCAATTAACGGTAACAACATACCATGCGTTATAAATGCTAATGGAGAACTTGTAATATATTTTCAATATGGTGGAAACAGTATTTCGAGAATAGACCATATCTTTTGTTATATGTGTATCTGATAAGGCTAATAAAGTTGCACTAAATATCATGAAATAATATTCCAATTCCCCCAAGTTCCTGCATCTTTAGTACGAACAGCTAATTTGCCATTGTATTGCCCAGCGATAGATACACCAATCTGAACTGCATAGCCTGTGGTTACATTGTTAAACGGAATTGTTAAAAGTATCGTGTGGAAAACGGGGAACGGATTGTGTAAAGAAGTATCTTGGTTACTGTTCGGTGGCATATGTGAAAGACCAGGATCAGCGTTGTTTGCATCAATTGTTTCTTTAATTGAATAAAATACAGTATTTAAACTGCCGTTTAAGAAAATATATCGAACAAATATTCGAACGCAACTTATTAACCATTTTTTATCATAGAAAGGAAAAAATAATATGGATAAAATTATTTTAAAAGATCAGACCAGCTTTGAAATTGCCGATGGTGCAAGCCTTGGAAACATCCAGATCCAGTCCAAAAATTTTGACGGGATTAAAACGATCACGGACACTTTTGCAGAGAACAACATTGCGGAAGTGACCTTTAAACACAATGATGAGGTATCTGGAAAATACACCGATCTGAAGTGTGATGGGTTTACATACGCACCGAATACGGACGAGGCCGGCAAGGAAGATGGAACCTACACGGTTACTATCAGGCTGCGAACCAAAAATGAAATCGAAAAACGTCTGGATTCATTGGAAAAAGGTCACATTGCAAACGCTACTGCTATTGATTCAATCATCACAGATATTATTCCAGGTATGGAAGATACTGAAGGTGCTGAATAAATATATTTCAAAGGAGGATTTTAATATGGAAACATTTATGGCAACAAGAATTGAAGAAGCAAGAGGAACTAGTCTTGAAAAGGGACAGGCAAAGTACAGAGCATATTTCGTAAGAAAGAGTGCCGCAAAACTGTATGGACGTTATCAGGATACTGTAAATAGTATCTTGGAACTTGATGGATTCTCAGATTGTATTGTATCTGAATAATCTTATCTACAACTGAATATTGAATAACCGAACCTCCGTTCTAAAATCAATTCCATTTATTTCCAAATGGAGAATATATATGTAGAACATATAAATTTTGATTTAGGATGGAGGTATTTTTTTACGTTATGGAAGAGAAATTTAGATTAGAATTATTATCAATGATTGACAGATTTGCAGATGATAATACTGTAATGATGATAGATGGATGTGTTTGTAGATTATTAAGAAAATATGATATAAATGAGAAACATACAGAATTGTGTGTACTTGAAAATGAGAATGAGAAAATTCTTAATACATATAGAGCTTCTTTGCGTCTTGAAGGTCGTTCACCCAGTACAATTTATCAGTATATGGATTCGATTAAGCACACGTTAGATGATCTTGGAAACAAAAATATAAAGGATATTACTACAAACGACATTAGATGGGCACTCTCATTGTATCAGCAAAGAGTTTCAAATACTACTGCTAATAATAGGAGAAAAAACCTTTCTGCGTTCTTTAGATGGTTGACTCTTGAAGAAATTATTCCAAAGAATCCTATGTTGAAAATCCATGAGATTAAGTCTCGATATGTCACAAAGAAACCATTCTCTGATGAAGATGTAGAAAAGCTTTTAGATAACTGCGATACAATTAAAAATCGTGCGTTATTAGAATTTATGTTTTCTACTGGATGTCGAGTTTCTGAAGTACAGAATGTTAACCGTGAGGACATTGATTTTAAATCGGGCGAATGTACTGTCGTTGGAAAAGGCAACAAAGAAAGGACGGTTTATATATCTGAACGCTCTATGTATTATATCAAAGAATATATTATGACTAGAAAAGACAATCTTGAACCATTATTTTTAAATGATCATGGAACACGATTATCCAAGGAAAGCATTAGACAAAGATTACATAAAATTGGAGATGTGGCAAACGTGACAAATGTTCATCCGCACAGATGCAGACGTACAATGGCAACAGAATTAGCTCGTAAAGGTATGCCAATTCAGTATGTTCAGCAAATCTTAGGACATGCAAAGTTAGACACTACTATGATTTATTGCATTTGTGATAAGAAAAATGTTAGAAATGAATTTAATAAGGTTATGTGAATATACGTATATAAATGTGTCAATATACGCCTGACAACAAAAGAACAAAGAA